CTGTTACTTTTTTTCCTATGTTATATTTAGCAGATAAGTTCCATTCTTTTTTCTCTTTAAATGGTAAAACTTTAATCTGACTTAAAGGCGCTTTATTATCTGCGTCTTCTTTTTTAACTATATCAATTAAGTTCCAGTCTTGTAATAAAATAGCGATTGTATTTCTTCTTTGTATATCGTTCTCAACAAGTGTTGCTTTTTTGCCATCTAAAGCAAAAAGTTCTTTGAAATGTACGATATAGTATTTACCTTGTTTGTGTAATATATGACACGATTGAAATAGTGTTTTATCTTTACGACTTGCAACACCTATTCGTGTCAAAGTTTCTCTAACCTTTAGAAAATCGTCAGGTTGTTTTATGGTGACCTCTAGCATACTCTCTGGCGACCATTGTATTTCTTCACTCATCTTTTTCTCCCACCTTTATATAAGGCTTCTTTAATATCTTCAATTTGTTTATTTGTAAGTATGCCCAAAGCCTCTCTTGCTTTTTCATTACTATAGCCAAAATACTCTTTCACATACTCTAAATTTGCCAATTTGGATTGTTTTAACCATCTGCCACCAAATCGTTTTTTCTTTCTAACACTATTTATTAAAAACTGAAATTGTATTTTGTTATCTAGGAAGTGATAACCATTCATTTCATTTGCTTGTGGAAGTGTATCCCAAAACATAGATAAACAACGATTAATTATATACGCTGGATATTTTTTTATCCAGGTTTCATCTGACTTCATCAAGTCTTCTTTAGACTCATTGATTGCTTTTAAATAATCTTTTAATTCATACATAATTTACATCTTAAAAAAAGTGTTAAAACTAATTGCTATCCTTTCTTTGCTACAATTCATATCTTCACTAGAGCCGTGTAGCAACCAACTAGGCCATAGTAGTAGTAATCCTTCTTTGGGTATTATTGAATATATATCATAATTATCAGAATTATTATTAAAATATGTTTGAGTTTGTAAAAAAGGATTAGGATTTTTAAAGTAAAGTTTACTGCTATCACTATCACATTTTAAAAATATTACACCAGATATTAATGAGTGAGGATGTGTATGCCAATCTAATTTACTTTTTTCTTTTTGTACATTATACCAAGAGTTTGTTATACGTAAATTTGTTTGATAACCTATTAGTTCAGCACATTCTAATATTTCACTTTGTATCTTATCTTTTATTTCTTTAAAGTTATTTAAAAATCCTTGGTTAGGATCAGGATCAAAAGTACAGTTAACATCACCTGAAAAAAGTTCATTTGTTTTAGATGTATTATTGTTTTTAATAAAATCTAGTAACATTTGTATTTCTTCATCATTTAAAAAATTTAATTTTTCATAAATTGATGTGGTAAATAAAACTTTTTTGTTAATCATATGAACACTGGTCCTTCCATAAAATAGGTTAAACTTTTTCTTTCACCTTTTGTAACAGGTGTAACTTTATGATGTAAATAAGACTTGAATAATATAGCACTACCTGGATTAATAAATTCTGATACTTCATATTCACTATTATTATAAATCATAAACTTGCCACCTTCAAACTTTTGTGTTGAAAGATTTATTATAAATGTTAATTTTATATCATAATTTGATGACCTACTAGTATCTGTATGGTAATCATATTTTGATTTATTAGTTTCTGAATATTTACTTAATAAAAATGTATTGTTATTGTTTTTCGGAAATAGATTATACCCAAATTCTCTAAATGCTGTAAAGTAAACATTTTCTAAAGTTGGTAATATTAGATCATTTAATTTATGTAATGAAATTACTTTTACTTCACTATTCTTTTTTAAATTACCATTAGAATCTGTTGCTGAATAAATGTTATCTTCAAAATTATCAAAGTTGTTATCTATAAAATTATTGAGGTTAGTGATCTGTTTATCATCAATCAGTTTATCCCAAAACCAGTAATCAATATTATTCATTATTTTCTCAAATGTTTTCGGTGACCTTTATGAGAACCCATATAATAATCACCTGGTTCATAATCCCAAACTTTACCGTGATGTCCTCTAATATCAGCCCAAAACATTCTTAATTTGACTATACAAGTTCGCCAAAATGTTCTTCGTGCCATCTTTTACTCCACTATTATGTTATTTGAATTTGCAAGTTGCCATTATTTCTGTCAAGCAAGCAACCATATTTATCTCTTGGTCAGCGACAAAAGCAGATTTATATTGATATCCTGCTAATAAAAGTATAGCCTGTGGTACTGATTGAGGTTGTAGATGATCTTTTAAAGAATCATAGATCATTCTGAATAAGTCTGTTGGTTGTAAACTTAAATTGTTAACAACCCATTTTCTTGTTTCATTAAAGTCCTTCTTCTTCAAAGATGTAAATAAACTCTTAATATCTGCTTCTTTTTGATTAAAGAATATACCACTATCAATCTTACCATTTACTGAATATCTTTGTAATTCATTGATAGTTTTTCTGAAATCTGGAAAGTGCTTTTCAATTAGAGTTGCCAAGACCTTCTTATCATATGGTACTTTGTTCTCATCAAGTATCATACCTAGTCGTTTCATCAGCGATTGTGCTGATTTAAGTCTTTGACCATTGACTATCTTAAAGTCAATTTGAGTTAATCTACTTCGTAATGGTTCAATAAACTTGTAAGGATAATTACAAGTCATTATAAATCTACAATTCTCAAAAAATGTTTCAATGAAATTACGCAAAGCAGGTTGAACAGACTCAGCATTCATATAATCTGCCTCGTCAATTATGACTACTTTGTGTTTAGATTCAGCATTAAAAGATACCGTAGAAGCAAAGTTTTTAATTTTGTTTCTTAATGTATCAATATGCCTACCTTCATCTGAACCGTTTATGATAATATAATCAGCATTTAGTTGTTCACATAAAGCACGAGCAACGGTAGTTTTACCTGTGCCTGCCGTACCTGACAACAACATATTAGGTATTTCTTTTTTCTTTAGAAATTCTAAAAATGTTTTTTTAGTCTGATCTGGTAGAATACAATCCTGTATTGTTTTAGGTCGGTATTGTTCAACCCATAAAAAATCTGCCATTGTCTAACTCCTTAAAATTCAGAGTCAGGTTCTAATGCGATCCAATACTTAACAGGTTTGTTCCTGTTTACGAAATGACTAATCTTTTGTTGAGATATTTCTACATCATAGTCATCACCGATAATCTTTAAGTTTTCTGCTTTAAAGTAAGCATTAAACTTCTTATCAGTTTCACCTATGATTTCTGAATAATCATTTGAAGATTTATTTTTCTTGTCTGTAGCAACTAACTTAATATTTTTGCCATCACCTACAACTGCTACGTCTGGTAAATTTAGAGTAGTAATTGCTTTTTGTAGATTTGCAAAATCATTTTTCTTTAAAGTAAAAGATACATACTGATCTGGCATATTGATTGCTTTTGTTGGTGCAACAATAACTGACTTATCAGCAAAGAAATATTTAATTGCTTGTTTAGAATTAGCGGATGCTATAGTAACATTTGAACCACCATTAAATTTTAATGCAGGTTTTTCAAATAACTCAACTGCTCTTAAAAATTCTGGTAAGTCATATATAGCAAACTCACTTTCAAACTTCTCCGTCACCTCTGCTTCTGCCAAGATGTTTTTCATTGTGGAGATTGTTTGAATTGTATTTCCAGGTTTAACTAGAATATTCTGGTTAATATCTGAAAAGTTTTTTAACACCGATAAAGTGTCTGTACTTATATTCATAATATATTCACTCCTTCATAATTTATACTAGTCATTATATACTAAAAAGGCGAGGAAGTCAATGCTGCCTCGCCTCTGGTAGATTAAACTATTTAATATCAATAGTTTTAGCTTTTCTATGTTCAGGTACAATCCTTTCCATAGACACTCTTAAAAGACCATCTTTCAGTTCAGCGCCTGTAACTTCAACGTCATCAGCGATTGTGAAAGCTTTAGAGAAGTATCTTTTAGCGATACCTTTGTGGATTACTTCACCATCTTTAGTATCTTCCTTCTCGTCTTTTTTAGATTTTACAGTAAGGATACCTTCTTTAAGTTCTACTTCAATATCCTTTTTATTGTAACCAGCCAATGCGATCTCAATGTCGTATTTGTTATCCGCTGTTTTCACTATGTTGTAGTGAGGAAACGCAGGTACAGATGTAAAGAAATCGTCCTCAAACATTCTTTCAAAATGGTCAAAGGCGTTATCAAAACCTACTGTTACTGGTCTTAATTGATTGAAAAGTTGTATTGCTCTATTAGTCATTATAACCTCCTATTGTTAAGCAAAGTTACTTTTAATATAATGACAACCCATAATGGCATTGTCATCTTTATTTATATAATCATTATTATATAAATGTCAAGCCACTTTGTTTTTCACGCAGTAAAGTGGCAAAGCTGCGTTTTGCGACACCGACAAATTCTATGTCGGATCTTTTGCGTGAGGACTTACGAATAGCCTCAACATTATATATTTATATCACCAGCGCAAAACTCTTAATATCCTCTTATTCTTGCTAATTTTTTCATTCTCTTTTTAACATTAGCAATATTTTCCTTCTTTTTTCTTCT